TTACCTACATCTGGCGGTGCTTTTGATGCTCACGATAGTGGTACATTTGGTTATCAGAGAGTTGGAGATGATGCTAAGTTACCTTCTAATCACAGTACTTCTACCTTTATGCCTAGCTGGGTATTATCTGCTTATGGAAGAATTTGGTGTGGTGGTATCTCAGGAGACACTCAGACTGTCTACTTCAGCGACTTACTAGCTGGTACAGACTTTCAGAATGGAACTGCTGGTTATATTAATTTACAAGAAGTTCTCCCTAACGGAGATCCTGTAGTAGCTGCTGCGGCACACAATGGATTTATTATCTTCTTTGGTCGTAAGAATATAGCAATCTATGCTAATCCTTTGGATACAGGATCATTAACTCTTGTTGAGGTTATCTATAACGTAGGATGTATCGCTAGAGATTCAGTACAGAATATTGCAACAGATGTGTTGTTTTTATCTGAATCAGGAGTTCGTAGTCTGCAGCGAGTAATCCAAGAGAAGTCCATGCCGATGCGTGACATCTCTAAGAATGTTCGTGATGAACTAATATCTTCTGCGTCCTCTGAAACAGATTTAGCTAAGATTAAAAGCATTTACTATGAACGTGATGCTATCTATTTATTAACACTGCCTACAAGTAAATTTGTATACTGCTTTGATACTCGTGTTGCACTGGAAGATGGTTCAATGAGAGTTACAATTTGGGACAGTATTGAGCCTAAGTCATTCTTTGTAACACAAGCTAAAGATCTATATCTAGGTAAACCGGGATATATTGGTAAGTACTACGGCTATGCTGATAATACTTCTAGCTATCGGATGGCTTATTATACAAACTACTTTGACTTTGGTGCTTCAACAAATATTAAATTATTAAAGAAGATTGGTTGGATATTAATTGGCGGTACTAATCAATCCGTAGCAGTTAAGTGGGGATTTGATTATAGCGAAAGCTACCAAGCCACTACTTATACACTAGATCCTGCTACGATATACGAATACAATAACTCTACTGTAGATACTATTCCCGGCTCTACAGAATATAACATCGCTGAATATACGTCAGGTATTGTTTTAGATCGCTTTAATATCAATGCTGGTGGACAAGGCACTGTAATGCAATTAGGCTTAGAAGCAGATATTAATGGTAATCCAGTTTCAATTCAGAAAATAGACGTAGCAATTAAGCAAGGAAAGACTCTAGTCTAAGGACATAACATGGCAAACTATACAAAAGCAACTAACTTTACAGCTAAAGACGGACTACCTACTGGTAACTCAGGCAAGATTGTTAAAGGTGCAGAGATTGATACCGAGTTTACTGCGATAGCTTCTGCTATTACATCTAAGGCAGACCTCAATAGTCCTGCTTTAACAGGCACTCCTACAGCTCCTACAGCTTCTGCTGGTACTAATACTACTCAGTTAGCAACCACAGCGTTTGTTCTAGCTAATGCTATTCCTAGTGGATTAATTTCTATGTGGTCTGGTACGATTGCTAGCATTCCTTCAGGATGGGTATTATGTAACGGATCTAACAGCACTCCTGACTTGCGTAACAAGTTCATCATTGGTGCTCATAGCGATTCTACTGGCATAGCATACTCCACAATTACTGGTTCTAATACTCAGTCTGGTGGTTCTAAAGACGCTATTACTGTAAGTCATACACATACTGCTACATCCGTTGTAACAGATCCCGGACACAATCATACAGTAGCTAAATACCATTCTGGTAGTGGTGGTGATTTCCCTTATCTAAACGGATTTAACCAAGCCACTCCTGTAAGTACTTCTGATCCTACTGGAACAAACACAACAGGCATCACTGTAGCTACAACCAATGCTTCTACTGGATCAAGCGGTACAAATGCTAACCTGCCTCCATACTACGCATTAGCGTTCATTATGAAAACCTGATGCAGAAGATTCCAGTCGTTATTAGACCGGATTATAAGTTTTATATTTAAAATGCCGAAGAGTCATGAATTAGCGTGCGATACGCTAGATGTCACCGAATTACAAAAACAACTTATCGATAATTACGATGAGTTTGATAAATATCATCATCGGAGAACATTTCCTAATTCTCCACACGCTCAAATGACTGATATTTGGGCTAGATATAATGATATTAAACCTTTTGAAGAAAAGGGCGATTTAAAAGGTTTTGAATCAGAACATGATTCTATTTGGTATCCTGTGATAGAACAAATACCAGCAGTAAAGAAGGTATGTTTTAATTTAATGTACGCTGTCGAAGGTGAACGTTTAGGCGGTATTTTAATTACAAAGTTACCAGCTAAAGGAACTATAACAAGACATACAGACGCAGGATGGCACGCTCAATATTATGATAAGTTCTATGTGCCAATACTGAATGAGAAGGGTTCTGTATTCTGTTTTGATGACGGTATTATAGATCCTGAATATGGACAAGCGTGGTGGTTTGACAATTCTAATCCACATTGGGTAGAAAACAAAAGTAATAGCGATAGAGTTGCAATGATTGTATGTATTAGAACTGAAAAGTATAAGGACAAGAATGCACACCGTATCTGAACAATTTAAACAATTGCAAGGAACATTTGAAGTCGATTTAGGAACACAGCATCATTTCTCTAGCGGTGTTTACGCTAAACAAATGATGTTGCCTAAAGGATATTTTGCATTAAGTCATGCTCATGCTTATGATCATTTAAGTATTCTAGCTCAAGGTAAAGTTATTATTAAGACAGACGAAGGTACGCAAGAGTTTACTGCTCCAGCGTGTATTACTATTAAGAAACATTTAAATCATTCTATTATAGCAGTAGAAGACGCACATTGGTTTTGTATTCATGCAACAGAAGAAACCGATCCAAATAAAGTAGATGAAGTACTAATTATGAAAGAAGGAGCATAATATGCCATGGGGAGCAGCCGCAGCCGCCGCAGTTATAGGTGGTTCAATCATACAAGGCAATAAAGCCGCTGGAGCAGCTAATGCTGCCGCCCAAGCACAGAGAGAAGCAGGACAACAAGCTGCTGAATATCAGAAATTCAGACCAGTAGGAATTACCACTGGTTTTGGTTCTTCTGAATTTACTCAAGGTCCTTATGGAGTAGAGTCTGCGAAGTATACTCTAACACCAGAGATGAAAGCTCTTCGTGATAAGAGGATTGCAGAAGCAACTGCTTATGACCCAACACAACTTGGACAATATGCACAGCCTTTATACGGCGCTGGATCAAGTCTATTTAACTTAGGTGGTGACTATCTAGGTGCAAACCCACAAGAGGTTGCAGCTAAATACATATCAGACAGACAAGGATTATTAGCACCTAGTCGTGCTGCTGAATTTGGTAGATTACAAGCAAGGAACTTTGCTACTGGTCGTGGTGGTCTTGGTGTGCAAACAGGGACAGGCACTGCTCCGTCTAATCCTGCATTACAAGCATATTATAATTCTATATTCCAGCAAGATAAAATGTTGGCTGCAGAAGCAGATCAAGCCGCTATGGATCGTATTCGTTTCGGTGCTGATTTATACAGTGCAGGCGGTGGCTTATTGAGCAATATACCGCAACTCACAACTGCTGGTTATGGACCATTACAAACACAACTTGGACTAGCAAGCAGTATTGAGAATCTAGGACAAGAAGCACTGACGCTTGGATTAGATGTTGGTGGAAGAAACGCAGCAGCAGGAGCAAGAGCTGGTCAATCATTATTAGAAAGCGGAATACTTGCATCTCGTACTCAGCAAGCTGCTAATTCTTGGAGTCCTTTTGGAACAGCTTTACAAGGACTTGGTAGTTCTTACATGGGCGGTATGTCCGGTGGCGGTGCTGGGGCAAATCCTTTTAATAGATATGGTAGCGGTTTGTTTGATTGGGGTAGGGCGCCCACATCATCATCTGGTTTTGAATCGTGGGAAAGCCCATATATTCAAAGATAAGGAATAATCATGGCTGATATAGTAAATAGTTTATTTGGAATCGACCCAATGCAGATCGAGCAAAGTCGTAGAATGCAAGATTTTGCTGAAGGATATAAGTTATCACAACTTAGTCCTCTTGATAGAGCTACTGCTGGTGTTTACATGGGTGCTAAACAACTTGGGCGTGCAGGTCAGCAGTTATTAGGCGGTGATGCGGAACTTAATAAAGCTACAAAGGTTCGTGAATTAGCGTCACAGTTTGATATGGGAACGTCATCCGGTTTGCGTGAATTTGCTAAAGCGGTTTATCCTTTTGCTCCGGATGTCGGATTACGAGCATCGGCACTTGCGGATGAAAAAGATAAAACAAGATTAGGAATAACACAAACTCAACAACAAGTTGATGCAGCAACAAGAAAACAGACACTTGATGAGGCTTATAAAGCAGAACTAGCCGCATTAGGACCAAATCCGACTGAAGCACAATTAATTGCAATTTCCGCTAAATATGCTTCGCCTGATGCGTTGCTTAGATCGCAACAAGATGCCGCTAATCGTAGAGCACTGCTGGCTTCTAAACAAGCTGAAAAAGGATTGGTATTGACCCCTGCACAGAAAGCTGCAGATATGGCTTTTGGTAAAGATTATAATGACTTTGTTGCTGGTGGCGGAATTGGAACAATTCAAAAGAATCTAAAACAACTTGATGATGCGATTGCTAAAATTGAAACTTCTAAAAAAGCAGGATCAAGTTTATCCGGTAGAGCTATTGGTTTAGCAGACAGCAGTGGAACTTTATCATACTTATTCCCCGACGCAGCCGAAGTTAAAGACTTAGTAGGCGGCGTAGCACAGTCTAACTTACGGCAGGTTCTTGGCGGTCAGTTTGCTCAGAAAGAAGGTGAAGCATTACTGGCTCGTGCCTATAATCCAGCACAGCCTGTTGATGATAATTTACGCAGATTAAAAGCACTGCGTGATCAAATTAACACCGCAGCTAATGCAAAGATTCAATCAGTAGGATTTTTTGAAGAAAATGGTACTTTAGCTGGATTTAGACCCGGCGCTTATGGAGCATCTGCTTCTGCTATTTCAGGAGCAGCGCCATCAGCAGAAGATCCGTTAGGACTCCGTAAACAACAAGGAAAGAAATAATGGCGACTATTGCTGATATTCGTAAGCAGTATCCTCAGTATGCAGATGTCTCTGATCAAGACTTAGCTCGTGGTTTTCATCAGAAATTCTACAGCGATATTCCTTTTGAACAGTTCTCTACACAGATTGGATTATCTCCTTCTAAATATGCGGATTTAGTTCCTAAAGCTAAAGAACTTAATGAGATTTCTCAACGCTACGGAGACATGACTCCTCAGCAACTAGGAATGGATGTCCCTACAACTGAAACAGGCAAACTAATAGCTAGAACAGCTCAAGGTGTTGCTAAAGGTGTTATCAATCCTGCTATTGCTGCAATGCAAGCTATTCCAGCAACTAGAGATGTTGCACAAGCAATGCAAGAAGGATACAAAGAAACTCGGAAAGAATTAGGCGGTACTGGATTTGATGTGCCTGAATTATTAGGTGCTGTTGTAAATCCTTTAAATAGATTTATTCCCGGAGGCGGTTATACCGGCGGAGCAGTTGGTGCGATTACTCAACCACTCGATGAAAAGAATATGAGTACGCTTGATTTTCTAGCTGGTAAAGCACAGCAAGCCGTTGGTGGGGCTTTATTCGGTAAACTGACTGACAATGTTATTTCTAGTTTGGTTCCTAAATTAAAAGAAGGCGCAAGAGAACTAATTGACAAAGGTGTTCCAGTATCACCCGGACAAGCCTATGAAGGCGCTCCCGGTTGGTTATTCCGCCAGATTGAAAGTTTCGGTCTTGGTCCAAAGCCAGATAAAATCAATAAAGCATTTAATCCTGTTGTTGGTAATGAAGTATTGTCTTCTATTGGTCAAGAACTTCCTAAAACAGTTGCTCCCGGACAAGCTACAGTTGCTTTAGTACAAAAGCGTATTTCGGATTTCTATACAGATTCCCTGACTAAATTAGGTCGTAATCCATTAGATACAGAATATAAAACAACAATGGGGACTATTCTCGATCAGACTAGAAATGAGATGTCGGTAGAAGCCCGTGACCAGTTTGTTAAAAGTTTGAATAATAATATCGGCGGTCGCATGGCTAGTAAGAATGGTCAATTAGACGGAACCGATATTAAAAGTATTCAAGAATGGTTAAAAGGACAAGTTAGTAAATGGTCTAAAGGCACTGATAGGGACAGTGTTGGTTTAAACTCTGCTTACGGAGATACACTTGCAAACTTAAATCAATATATTAGTCGTATTGACAAAGACGGTTTAATTGGTAAAGCTGATGAAGCGTGGGCTAAATTGTATAGTTTTGCTGATGCTTCTAAACGAGCTAACGTAAAAGGTGGTGTTTTTAATCCTGAGCAGTTATCTCAAGCAGTTGCTAATCAAGCAGCCACTATTTTATCTGCTGGTGGAGGAAAAGCTCCGTTAAATGAAACAGCACAGAAAGCATTAGAAGTTCTTGGTAAGCAAGAGCCTGTTGGGTTGTTAAAAGGAGCAATGTTAGCTTCTAAAGCAGCGACTGGTTTTGCTACAGCTTTTATTATGCCTCAAGTTGCTATTCCTATTTTGACTGCTTCTGGAATGACTTATGCCGCAGCAAAGCAATTAATGAAGAATCCAAGCGCAGCACGATTAGCTGTGAAGAAAGCATTAGAAAACAATACAGGTATGTTTGGTGCTGCCGGTTCACAATTCTATCAGCAATTAATGAGTGAAGACGCAGAAACACAATAATAAGAATATGATTCCATGTCCGACCAATTTGGGTTTATCGAAGGAGCAAAGTCTGTAACCAGTAGCATGGACGCTAGTCGTGAGGCTAGTAAGTCCATCACTAAGAGTATTGTTGATGTACAGAAGGACGCTGCAGCAGTAGCACAGCAGAAGGACCTAGAGCGTAAGAGACAGATACGGGAAACTCAGGTCTTTAAAGAGCAGTATTTCAAGCGAGCAATGATGGAATGGCAACGCCAAGAAACCATCCGTATCGAGGAAGCTAAAGTCAAAGCTGATTTCATTAAGAAGCATGGCGCTAAACGCTGGAGTGAAATCGAATCAATTAAACAGAAGATAGAGAAACAAGACAATGAACTTACTAGAGAGTTTAAACAAGATTTGGCAAAGGTTCGTAGAGCAATGTTCATGTGCTATGCAGTGGCTGCGGTCATTGCTTGGTATCTAACTTGGGGAGTTAAATAATAATGTTACCATTAATGGCACTATTCGATGTTGGGATGAAAGTCCTAGATAAATTCATTCCTGATCCTGAAGCTAAGGCTAAGGCGCAGAAAGAGTTGCTACAGATGCAACAAGAAGGTAAGTTAGCTGAGTTAAACGCTGACAATATCGAGGCACAGGAACTCACAAAGCGTCAAGAAGCAGACATGGCTAGTGATAGCTGGCTGTCTAAGAATATACGACCTATGACGTTAGTCTTTATCCTGTTGGTCTATTCTGCCTTTGCTACGATGTCGGCATGGGACATTGAAGTCAACAACAACTATGTTGAACTACTAGGTCAATGGGGAATGCTGATTATGTCCTTCTATTTCGGCGGACGTACGCTGGAGAAGATAATGGATATGAAGAAAGGTAAAGATGAACCTAAGCCCTAATTTCACCCTAGAAGAACTAACCCACTCTGAAGTAGCAGAGCGTAAGAACCTAGATAATACCCCTAACGCCAGTGAGGTTGCTAATCTAACTCGATTGGCAGCTTTGCTTGAGCAAGTTAGAACCCTCCTAAACAAGCCAATAATGATTAATTCTGGCTTTAGGTCTAAACCAGTCAATGACTCTGTCGGTAGCAAGGACACTAGCCAGCATAGGCTAGGTTGTGCTGCTGATATCAGAGTCCCCGGAATGACCCCTAAACAGGTCGTAGAGGCGTGTTTGGCTTCGGATATACCCTTTGACCAAATCATCGAAGAATTCGGTTCTTGGACGCATATAAGCGTTCCTAACGCTACTTCTGACAAGCCCCGTAGACAAGCCTTGATTATTGATAAGGCTGGTACTCGGAATTTTAGTTAAAAAGAACCCCGCCGAAGCGGGGCTGAAGGGGCAAGTATGTATTTCTGGGTATTAGGCGAACAAGCCGCTTCAATCGTCGTGAGGTCTACTGAACATGATTCTGATGATTCCCAAATCGATAGCGAGATGGGATTCTTCATCAAAGTCAGGAACATACTCAAATCCTACGCTGAACCCAGTAATGAAGTATAAGTTTATCATCATTTGACTGGACAAGCTCCGCTGGCACACTCGTCGCCACCATCAAACAACGCTTCATCAACATGAGTAATCAGTTGTGTCGAAGCTACCAAAGCATCATACGCTTCTTTAGTAATCTCCTCCAAAGGCGCTTGGTGAAAGCCGTGTTCATTGTGTAGCAAGAATGACAAGGACTTGTGATTGTTCTTGTAGTTCTTCGCTAAATACTTCTGAATCTCAGGCAATTCTTCCTTACGATAGTACACTGTGCAGGATACGCTATTGTCTGACCAGTTAGCCTGTAGCCACTTCACTACTTCCAATTGATCGATAGCGGTCATCTCAGCAGCAATCTTAGTACCTTCAGGATAGCAGAATGGGAATGATACAACCATTGTGCTGTGATCCTCAGAACCATCGAAGTGACGCTGATACTCTACTGGATAACCATGCTCACGACATACTTGCACCAACGCATGATCTGCAGCGATGCGAATACGACGAATCATGTATTGTGAGTATGCTGGATGACATCCTGAAGTAACTCCCGGAAGCAACGACAAAGTACCGCTAGGCTTAACTGTTGTCAACTTGACAGACTCAGGAAAGCCATGTTCATGACTGTACTTGAAGTCAAACTCACGAAGACGTCGATAGGTATCATTTAACCAGCTACGCTGCTCTTCTGTTGCCTGTAGCACACCTGTTACACCAATACCCATCCGCATATTCTTGTGAACAATGTCTTCTGTCTCTTTGAGATGGCAAGGCAGTGCGAGGCTATGCTTGTTGATGCGGTACAGCAATTGGCAAACATCTAATAACTGTTCTTTGCTCTCGATGTTAGGCAGATATACTTCTGCTAAACAGCAAGTCTCGTAAGCAGCTAACGACTGTTCTGCACAAGGATTGTATCCCATGACATCTGGATCAGGATAATCAGTCTCGCCTAAACGACCAATCTTACGAGAGAGTTTCAGATTGATAAGTCCATAAGGCTCTCCTTTACCCTCATAGCCATCCCAGAAGTACTCATGCAGGTCTTTGATGTCGTTACAGACAACGCTGTTATTCGACATTGCTCTCCATGATGGAATATTTCCCATGTCCCAACGCTTAGCAAGCAAGTACTCAACATCGTCAGGATCACCGATGGCAATCTGAGCAGAACGGCGTACATTACCAGCAACGACAATAGAACCGATAATGTTCATGATGTCTAAGCAGTCGATAGGACGCAACTTCTTGCCTTTACGCTTCTCAAGGATGTTACTAATCTTAGCAATACCATCACATAAATCTTCAGGACCAGAAGCCGTACCACCAAAGCCTTTAATAGCTGCACCACGCCCACGAACAAGGATTGTGCTGTAGGTAAAGGTAGGATTAGTATCCGCTAGAAACGCCGCTTTGAGCGTCTTGCCGAGAAGTTTGACCCAGCCTTCACGGGAGTCAGGCACAATAAAATCAGCATCAGCGGTAGTAACACGAGTAGGAGCACTAAAGTCAGCATTGACCGGAGGAAGTTTATCAACATTTTGCCTCTGAATGTTATAGCCAACGCCAGAGCCAAGCATCAGCAAGTCCATCGCCCAAGTAAAAGGACGGACAGGTTGATCGATAACGGTGAACGCACAGTTCTGTAAACTAGCCAGCCCTAAACGACCAACTGTATCTGTTCCCATTTGCCACAAGAATCGTCCAGCAACAGTGCCTTTCAATTCCATTAAATACTTACGAAGACGCTCTTGCTCATCTGCGTTAAAGTTACAGCCTAGCTGATCGTTAGCAGCTTTAATAACTCTTTCAACTGTATCTGTAAATTCTTCTGTCTGAGACTTCGGATCTCCTTCGTTTAATCTCCTTGCATATGTTCGTTTATATGTAATGTATCCTACAGTGCTAAAGGGTGTGTTATATGTCATTCGACTTCTCTTTCTAGTTTATCAAAATTGTCTTCAATTAAATCTACAAATCTCTCAACGAGATCCTCAGATGATATATCAAGAAGCTCTAACAAGTCAACTTCATTTATTTGCTTTAGTCTGTCTTTTAGATCGTGTATTGTTAGTGCCATCTTTCTTTACCTTCTTTGGTTGTTGAAAATACTGTATTGCTTTGTTTAAACCTTCCTCCCATGTATCAAACCAAACGGTCTTCATACTATCATACCAGTAGGTGTTTTCACCTTTAGGATACCATCTCCAGCAAGCTAGTTTGTCTTTACCAATTAAGTTTACTACAGGAACTCCTACCGAACCAGCACAGTGCGCTATTCCAGAATCGACAGAGATTACGCCATCCAGAGTTTGTAATTGATCTGCGGTATTGCTCCAATACGGAGAAGTTAAGAATCCTTCTTTCTCCTGTAACGATACCCAATCAAATTCAGGATGCTCTCGAATAAATCTTGACATAATCTCTAAAGGTATTTTCTTTCCATTCATATTCCAACTATTGTTTGTAGTCTGATAACA